AAGTGGTAGTTAAGATGGGAAAAGTAAAAGGCAACACGTCAACCAAAAAAGAGTCTCGTCCTAAGTTAACAAAACAAGGACAAGGACAAAACTCCAAACCTTCTCATGGACGTAAGAAGTCTCGTGGGCAAGGTAAAGGCTAACAGTTAGTTTTAATTAAGACTATTATGGGGAATAGCTGAACTATTTCTCATGTCCGATTTTTCGCGGGCAATTAAACTAATTAAAAAATATGAGGGGTTTAGCGAAAAAGCTTACCCAGATCCGTGCACTGGAACAACTCCTTATACGTTAGGGTTTGGAACACAATATTATCCTGATGGCGCTCCAGTGCGTCAAGGGCATTGCTGTACAGAACGTAAAGCACTGGAATATTTGAACCACGAAGTAGAAGTTATTAACGAAGAATTGATGCGTCTTAACTTAGGTCTTGATGACTCAATGGTTAATGCGTTAATTTCTTTTATTCATTCCGTTGGTTGGGAGCCTTTTCTTTACAGTCCCATCATTGATGCAGTGGAGATTGAGGATTGGCGTGGTGCAGCAGAACAAATCACCCGTTGGGTCTTCGATCATTATTACAGGGTAGTAGGCGGACTCCTTGATCGACGCAGAGAAGAATCTTCACTTTTTCTATCGGAAATACGCTCTTCCTTGTCGCCAACTGGAGGTATTCTCCTGCGTGCGTTCTCCAATTACGGTGGAGCTGAGCACCAGATCAGATCAATTGAAACCCTGGAACAAAAGATCAATCCCTATACTCTGGCTGAGTTTGCAAACCAGTTTGACCTAGAAGTCACTTTTGATTTTGGCCAGGAGCATGACTGGAAAGGATCATCATTTGACTCGTGGGATTAGAATATTTGAAGATAAAGCAAACAAGATGGAAGACGCTGTTCGTCCCCGCGAGTTAGAACTCCCTCTGCAACTGCAATTTGCTATGCGCAAAGCAGAGCTTGAAGCACAAGAGATGACTTGGGACCAGTTGTACGCAGCTTTGTTAAATCTGTACCAGCGGCGTTTAATTGAGTGGGCAGCAGTGAAAGACATTCTCCAAGACGAAAATATTGAACTTGAATTTGACTGCCCAACTCAACTTGAACTCGTGGAACTGGCCATGATGTGTCAAGGTGACGACGATGATGACGAAGAAGATGATGAACCAATGTCAGTCTTCTAAGTACTGAATTAAACGATCCAAATACCACTGAGCTTTTTTAAGGGACTCAACACCACCCTTATGACGCTCCCTCCACAAATACTTTATGCAATTTCCTTTCAGGTAGCCACGATACTCTTCTGCGGTTAGCTGAGCTTCAATCGCTTCAATACACTCAATACCACCCTCTGTGTAATGCGGAGGGTGATTCACCACATCAACAACTTTACGTTGGGGCATTGGACAAAAACCGTCCTTGCACCCGTCTTCAGAATCTACCGGCTCAAACCACGGCGTTTCTTCGACATCTCGATTTCGTCCTCCGGCATCCCCTCCAGTTCCAAGACTAAAGACCTGGGCTTCGGATTGGCGCCCATCTTCATCCCTTCTTCCATACTCGGAATATAGCCCGTCAGTCCGCATCGCTCTCCTCCTTCAATTTGTAGGTTTTGGCGCTCACGCCCTTCTTGGGTAAGCACTAAACCCCGATTATAAAGGTCTTGAAGCGGAACGTCGTTGGTTTCGTTGTCTAGTTCCTGACCAAAATCCATCAGGCTTAAACACCTGTTTTTTACTTCATCATTCGTAACAATGAAGTTATCTAAGAAGTCGCTCATAGATGACGCAGCGTGCATCATTGTTATATCTTGGCCTGAATTCCTTCAAGTAAAATAATAACATGGCAAGATTTTTAGACCCTACATACGATCCCAGGAATCAGTCTGGTACCTCTGGAGCTGAGGTAACAGATCTTAATCCTGAACAGGCATATGACACTGACATTCGTCGGTTAGACGAAACAGAACGAGAGATTGCCGACGAAACAGACGTACGAAATATCAGACAACAAGATCGAGTAGCCAAGTACATGGCAGCAGCTAAAACCGCTGGTGCATACAAACAAAGGGCTTCGATTGATGAACCACAGATCCGTGGTAGAACCCCCAGGAACGAAGCAAATATCGATGGTGTAGTTCTTCCAAGCCAGGGGGACTCCGGTGGTAAAGCAGGCGGTGTCAGTTACGCACGGAAACCCCAACCATTTTCTGGTACCTTTAGAGGATTCAGTTAAACCTGACTGAATACAACCTCTTTCTTTTGGTCCTGATACTTACCTTTCCTCATTTGGTAATCAGTTTCACACTCGTTACCACGGAAGAATAGCAACTGGCAAATGCCCTCGTTTGCATAAATGCGGTTAAAGAGTGCAGTGCAGTTACTAATCTCAAGAGTTAAGTGTCCCTTCCACCGTGCTTCCGCTGGAGTAATATTTGCCATAATCCCCGATCGGGCATACGTGCTTTTCCCCACAGCAACTACAGTCACATCTTTGGGAAGATCTAAGTACTCTTCTGCAACACCCAGGCAGTAACCAAAAGGAGGAAGTAAAAAGTACTGACCCTTCTCGTCTTCCAACAACTCGGCTGGTTTAAGAATATCTGCATCGAATGCTTTGGGATCGCAGTCACCTGCTTGAGTGCGACCAAAGATCAAACATTGTTTGGGTGAGAGGCGGATATCATATCCATACGAACTTAACCCGTAGCTCAGCAAACGGCGACCATTTTGTTCACTAATCAACCGATCCTGGAACGGCTGAATCATACCCTCTTCAAGGGCGAGTTGCTTGATTTCTTTGTCCGAAAGAATGCTCATAACGTCAACTAAGCTTTCAAAGTGTAGCTCACTCAGACAAGAACGCGGCCTTTGGGGCTGTAAATCTCAACAAAGTGTTCGGTAGCTTCCGTCACATTTGTTTTGGGTTGAAGAAATACAACAAAAGAAGCGCACGTATTCCGAACCTTGATCTCACCTGTGTTAATAAAATGCTGATGCAGCATAGGTCTCGTCTTCAAGATACAGATTGGATGATCGAAAATATCTTGACAGTACAGAAACATGTCAGGTGCATTGGCAAAATACACACCCTGTTCGATCTCACCAGATACCCACTTCCTTTTTAAAGTGCGCCACCAAAGTGCATAAGCAGAAGTCAACGTTGGAGACAAACCCCTGGTCATCTTCCACCGTTGGGACTGCTCATGCCAAAAGTAGGAATGGCGTGGAGGGAACACATACACATTCCCATGCCACTCCATCTCGTTTAAACCATCTTCCTTCGGTGTGTAAAATTTCTTGGCGTTGACATACTCGTTAGCTTTTGCTGAGCTAGCTGGATCCAGATCAATACCGCCCATCAGCAAATGAGCGGAATCAATCATGTCACGATTACTGATCCACTCGTAGTTTTCAACTTTTTTGTTACCAAGAAAAGCAGGCATCAGTCTTTGATCATCACATCTTTTGTCTGGTCATTCGCTATTTCCAAATAGCGAATACCATCTTGATCATTTAAGACATAACCAGCTTTTTCTTCTGGATCAATCTTCTGTGCAGCGTTAAGAATCCGTCTAAAAGTTTCCGCCAGATCACCGTTATTGTCACGTTCACACTCTTCTTGTGCAGCGTGCAGTTCTTTAAGTGTCAAGTAAAACATCGAACGCTCTACTTGCTGGGGTTGGAAGCACATAACCCCAGGACCTTCGGCTTCCCAAAACTTTGTGAACATTCCGCCCATGTCTCCAAGGATTAAACGGAGTGTTGCATCCAACATCTTTGCTTTATCTTCTTCCAGCTCTGGTCCGATCACTGAAGCAATTAATTTTTCACGTCGATTCATTTTTTTACCAATCCCTGACGAATAAGTGTATCACGCATCTTGGGTAATGGCTGGTAGATAACGACCAACTTACCAAGAACACCGCGTTTCTTTAATAATTTACCGTTTTCATCCCTCATTTTGTCAAATTCTCCGGCTCTGATAAGATATTCAGCCACACAACGGAGTCTTCTTTTTAAGGGAAGGTCTGCATTAGGGAATTTTCCACAGATCGTATCGGGTGTCATGTCCTGGAACGCCATTCGCAACCTGTTTGCCAGGGTCATTGCAAAACTTGGGTCCTCTTCTTCATAGTTTTTTAAGTTTTCTAGGTATCTACGCAAGGTCGGGTCATCAAAAGAGCCGGATGGGGGCAGAAACATCTCAACTTGAACCGCAAGAGACTCCGGTAACGTTTCTTTATAATTTTTTAAGGTTACAATACCAAGTTCTAGATCGGTAAAACGGTTCTTCATCAACCCTCCTCATCCAAATCTTCATCAAAATCTGGGGTTTTAGGTACTGTAGGGTCTGGGATGTGATCGTCTTTCCGGTCTCGAGCGTAAGTATCGTATAAAGTGTTGCCACCACTGCCAGAAAAGGTTAAATAACTTGGTTTTGTATCTCGAATAAATGTTTGGATCAATCGATTCCAAGGAATACGGATTGTTTGTTTACGTCCCTGGGTAGCTTCAATGTTTATGTAGTGAACGCCGTAGATCCAGCCTTTTTCTGGATTTTTTTTACCAGCGAGAATCCAATTGCGAATCGTTTGATCTGAGATCCCCAGGCGACGGGCGCACTCCTCAGTAGAAATATACTCATCTGCGTAAACTTCAGGACTTATCCGATCAGTTTCTCCGTTTTGGTACCGTGCATGCCACATCGCTGCAAGAATATGTTTAATACTTTGCAACTCATGAGCAATGTCTTCAAGACCCTTCCGTAAACCGTGTGTCATACCAACAATCAATCTGATTAAATGCTAGTCTTTTTACAGATAATCTGCTTGTTTTATGGAAGATCTTTTTTCCGCTCCTACCAATAGTCAAGAACCGCCGCAGTCACAAATTCCAGTTCCTAGTCAGATCACTCCTGAAGACCTGGAGCGCATGAAGCAACAAGCTCGTGAGCTGGCTGTAGCACAATACTACGCTCAACAGCAAGCCCAG